TTTCAATACTATAATCCCCTTCCTTAGGAAATTGTCTTTGTATTTCGTTGATAATAACTCGTTTTGTTGATGCCATAATTTATCCTGCCGCCGGTGGGATGGGTTGTTTCAATGGGATAATTGTATATTCCCAGTGCCATGATTCTTTAGGGATGTTTTTAAATCCATATGTTGCTGCATTTTGATTTAGCCAATTGAAGGTCACAGAACCATATCCACAATCAGCAACGTCAATACCTAGACCCCAACCGTGATTTGATGTTCCCGGTGTTCCTCCTAGACCCATACTTTGTGTTCTGCCTTCTGTTGAGTCAGGAGGATTTTTATCATACCAACCTTTTCGTTTAATCAAATCAATAGAAACTTCAATTTTACGATAGGAATCAGAAATTCTAAATGTTTTTCCTGTGTCTGCTTTAAATTTTAATGCCATTCTATCAAAAGCCTCTGCGGCATCTTTATATAAACGATGTCCAGGAGCTTGTGCCAATGGTGTAAGAGCATTAGGTGAAATTCTTCCGTTACGATATCCTGCATTATACAACGCAGCTGAGTTGGCTGAACTACCAATAGAATCTTTCTTGATAGGCACGCGAATAAGTTCACCTGCCGTCCAACCTCTACCAGGATTAGTTAATCTTCCATTATATTCCACATACCCATCAACCGTACCAGGAGACACTGCTGCACGAACAGCAGCTTCTGCAACAGTAGCGGCACCTGACACGGCTTGGACAACAGCTCGTCCTGCGCTAGTGATTGCTTCAGCCAATCTACTACGCGTTGATTCACGTTCTTTTTTCACAGCATCAGCTGATGGATAAGGTTTAGCCAGTGCAGATAATCCTTTGGCTGGAAAAGTGAGTGTTTTTAAGAAGGCTTCGGCAAGTTTAGCTAAAATTTCAAGGATTGAAATTGATTCAGCGCGTCCTGGGAATGTACCCATCATTACAGGCAATTGAGCTTCATCACCGTCAAGAAAAAATCCCATAATCCATGTACCTTCTACAGGGCCTACAGGGGCGCTTCCCGTTCCAGATATTGAAGCTGATGTCATAGGCATGATAGGAATAGCCCAAGGTAAATCTTTTGTAGGCAAAATTTTCTTGTCAGGATTGTGATAACCTACAATTCTGACACGACATCTTCCTAACATTTCTGGGTCATTTCTATCTTCAACAACGCCCATAAACCAATGAAACCCACCATTACTGTACATATTAGTAGACATTATCCCAAACCCTTGGCATAAGATTCTTTAATCAATTCCAACTTCATAGTATACTTGCTAGGTGTGATGATATGTCGAACAGCAGTCACTAAATAACTACCTGACATATAATTATCCACAAGATTATCAATATTTTCATCTGCACCTTTTTCACCCATATGTGGGTAATAGAATTGCACAACTTCTCCTGCCTGTGTACTTGTTAACCCTGGAATAGTTATTTCTACTCTAATGTTACTTATATCATTTAATAAACTTGTTCGCTGAAGAACCCAATCTTCATGTTTTGGTTCTTCGTAATCATCAAATATTTTTTTATGTTTAGGGCGAAACACTTGATAAGACATTACATTTCGAATTTGTTCTGAAGGAAATGTAGGTGCTTCACGATCCATTAAATGTTCATACTTGGAAAAATTGCTAGGAAAATCCCAAATGAATTCTTTAAATCGTTTAGTTACCACATCAAACTCATATAAAATAGACGCATAATGTCCATGTTCCTGACTTCGAAGTACATCAAAATTTCTAGGTACGTCAACTTTTTCTACTTTTTTATATCCTTCAGATAATGTATTTTTTGTTTTATCCTTTTCAGAAATTTTCTTAATCATGGAATCATCAAAACCATAAAAATACATTTTTCTGTTTGTTACATCTTCTTGAGCTTTAAAGATGCTATCAATGCTTGCAAAATAAAATTGTTGGGATGTTTCCCAAAACAATGTGTTGGGTGCTTCACTGTCTGAATCAATGTGACGATTTGCTAACCAGTTAATACATTTCATAGGGCTCCACATAGGGGCCACCCACACAACCTTGTTTTTTGAATCTACGCCAGGTTTCAATGCTAAATTTGTTCGGAGTTTTGTTGGCATCCCTTCTTTCCAAGCAGGAATGGTTAATGTTTCTCCCCCTGATAATCCATTAGGTACGGGATAATCTTTTTCCCATACTCTAGGCATTGACAAGTATTTGTCGAAAATTTCTTTGGCAATTTCATGGGGTTTGCCATTAAATTTTTTCGACACATAGGTAACAGTGTCAACTGCACCCTCCATAGAAATCAACGACATCATATACATCTGCTGACGGTCTGTGCTTACAGGACTTCTATCTCGCACAGCATAGACATAAAATGCCTTGGCAAAAATTTCAGTATCTTCAAACCCAGGAACTACATAGCGAATATTCATTATTTCGCCGCCTGTTAATGGGATAGTGCCTATCAAATTGGCACCATCAGATACCACCACAGTAGCTGATAAGGTGTTTGAAAAGATATCTTCATATATGGATAGTTCCACAATGAATTCTGTGAAGTCATATTCCTGCCCACCTTTAAACAACTTCACTTCAGTTAAATTGATGGACCCAGGTTTTATAGGGATTTCAGCCATGATTAATAGGGAGCTTGATTATATGCTGTAATAAATTGTTGTAGAAACACAGGTTCAATTAATCTAATGTTGCGTTTAGCTTCGTTTTTTTCTGTTTCATATTCGTATATAGACACAGAATATATGTCGCCATTAGTAGCCGATCCAGCATCGTAATCTACAACATAACCTGTTATGGTATCACGCCATTCATATACATCACTAGAAAGATTGTTTGGATATTTCAAAGCAATCATATCAGTTAATTGACGTTCAGATAAAGGCCATTCCTCTCTTGGGTCTGTGATTTCATTAATAATGAGAATGACCCAATGATATAAAGGTGTGCCATAAAATTTGTATGATACATTTTCAGGTGTATCACCATCAGATACCACATAAGGAACAAGAATTGTGGATTTTTCCAAATATTTTTTTGTAGGCTGAATTCTAACCAATATATCAGTCATTGTGATGGGACTACCTAAATCACTTTTTATAAAATTTCTTATAGTAGCCATACCTGAATATGTCTCTGCTTCTTCTTCAAGATAGCATTTAGTATCAGTATCAATTCTAGAAATCATACCTACCATAATATCATCTACATATAATTCTGCACCGGGTGTTATTTCACTAATAAACAAGGTGTTTGTTCCTGTAATAATTTTTCCAGAAATAGAAATAGTGCCTGTTAACATACTATCAGTTCCTGTGAATTCTGAAACCGGAACTATGATTTGAGGTAAATTACGTAGCATTATAAATTCTCTTTGGCTACACGGTCGCCTGTGATAGGTACAATTTCTCGGAATGTTAAGTTCATAACTATGTCAGCAGGAACACCGCCACTATTTTTAAATGTGACGAAATCTTGCCCACCGTATTTTACAGACATATTGATTAATACACAATCACTAAATTGATGCACATGGGTGTTTACTGAACCTTGATACATATAATATAAGGAAAATTCTGAGGGGTAGATAAGATAAAAGGCATTTTCTGCTACTTCAGGCAGCATATTTTGACGCAAAATTTTTATGATTTGTAGAACATTTTGAGCTTCAGCAATACTACCAGGAAGAAAAGTATACTCAAAATTAAATGTACGAAATTCAACCTGTTTAAAAATTTGTTCACGATAAGGATTTTTAATCTTACCCAGGCCTTTAGTGATGGCAGCACGTTGTCCTGCGGCATCCGCCTGTGTTAATGTCTCTCCTTTTTTACTTGGATTAATCTTATCTAGCATAGCTTCACCTGCCATACCTTTGGCAAGATTAACTGCACCTATTTTTCCTCCGGATAATACCGCACCTAACGCTTGTTCTTCCCAAGTGGTAGCATATTCAGCTCTAGGAGGTTCTTGTAATCCTAGACATATGGATTTTGACAAGGTCATTAATTGATTGCTACCTGAAATTTGAGCTGCTGCAAATCCAGCGGCAGCTCTACCTCCTGAAACTATTAAATTTCCTAAAGGAATTTTCTCTGTTAAAGTATCCCCTTTAGTTGATCCACCTATTAAAGCGGCATTCGTTCCTGTATCTCCGGCGTCTAATCGGCGCGCACTAGTTTCTGTATAAGTTCCTCCGGTAGTGCCTCCTGCTCTAGCCTGACTATTCTGTTCTCGAACACGGATAAGAATTTTCAACCAATGAGGTTGTTCTGGTGTTCCTACACCTTCAGGATATCGAAGCTGCTCAGTTGAACGTGATGTGGATGCTCCTTCTTGATACCTAGGCTGACTGGCAACTGAGGCATCTTGTGAGCTTACACCATTAGGTCCCGGTGCGGCAGGAGTTTGATTAGCCATCTAAATATTCCTATATGGAGTGTTACCAATTATTTATATGGCCTATACGAAAGATACCTATCGAGGACGATACGTTCCTAAAAATCCACACAAATATCGTGGAGATGTCACCAATATTGTATATCGTTCAAGTTATGAAGTACGATTCATGAAATGGTGTGATTATAATGAAGGGGTAATGGAATGGGGTTCAGAGGAGATTGTGGTCCCCTATCTGAACCCCATGGACAGAAAAATGCATAGATATTTTGTGGACTTCTTCATTAAAATTAAGACGAAAGATGGTAAAATGAAGAAGTATTTAATAGAGGTGAAACCATTTCGTTTCACACAAGAACCTCAAATCCCTAAAAGGAAAACTCAACGTTTCATGAGTGAGGTTGTACAGTGGGCTGTGAATAATGCAAAATGGGATGCGGCTCGTAAAGCGGCTTCACAACATGGATGGGAGTTTATGCTCATCACAGAGAAAGACTTAGGTGTTTTACAAAACTCAGATAAATAGTAAGAGTATTTTTACTTCATCCCCAACATAGTGATTTTAACACCTTGTCAAGCCCTAGTCAAGCCCCCAATTTCACCACTTTATGAAAACTAATAATCCCTTTGAAGCTCTACGTACCGGAAGTAAGGAAAAGAAATCCTATCAATGGTATCAAGCTCAAATTAGAAAATTAGGATTGAACAGTTTAACACCTGAAAAAACTTTGGATTCTGGTATAGGAAAACTAGTTAATAAAGTTGAAATAGGAAAAATGTACTTGTTCATGTACAGCCCAAAGATGTTCAAAACACTTCCTTACTATGATGAGTTTCCACTGGTGATGCCATTCAATGCCATTAAAGGAGGATTTGCTGGGTTGAATCTTCACTACGTTCCTCCTTTGTTGCGTATGAAACTTTTAGATAGCATGTTAAAGTTGAGTGACACACCTACGTTGACCAAAACAACAAAACTCAGAATGTCCTGGGATATTGTGGGTAATTTTTCTCGCTTTCCTGAAACAAGAGCCTGTGTGAAACGATATCTTCTACCACATGTACAATCTCGGTTTCTTGAAATCAATCCACAAGATTGGAAAGCTGCTATACTTCTTCCTGTTGAATCCTTCCAAAATGAAACAAAATCAAACGTGTATCAAATTTCAAGAGAGCTTATAGATGCCTAATGGAGACATGAAATGTCAATAGAACAATTTCTCACTGTTGTTCGAAGTAAAGGATTAGCTCGTGTTGAGAAATTTTCAGCTAGAATATATCCTCCTCGTTCATTGACAGCTGCGGGACCTGAAAATGATACTCTGATGTTAATGTGTGAGGAAGCCGCCTTTCCTGGAAAAACCATTCTAACCAGAGCCGCTCGTATTCACAATTTAAATATACAACGTCCTTCTACTGTAGATTTCTTTGGTGAATCAGCCAACTTCACCTTCTTTATGGATTCTGAATGGAAAGTGAAAACATTCTTTGATAACTGGATGGATACAATTATTG